TATTCTAGACTATACTATACTGACCGCGACTTTACATAAATGAAATATTTTCTAAACTCAGATTAGAACGAAATACAATAAAATGAAGAAAATAAAATAGCAATAGTTTCTCGTTTCTAAACTCTTTGCGAACCTTGTCAAACATAATCAGTAGTTCGTATCTTCGAATATCATTCATGTCGGGGTGTGTATGTATAAAATTGATGATATCGATGCCGGTATAGCCTTGCTCATACAAATAAACCGATAAATCGAGTATTTTTTCATAATCTTTACATATCGGCGTCGTCAAGGCACCGTTGTCGTCGTCCGCACCGTCGGCACTACCCCGTAAAAAACTCGGGTGTATCGTTATCAAGTCCGCAAGTGTGCTTTCTCTCGACTTCAATATTTTATTCGTATTACACGCCTTATCTGCGAGGTAGGTATGAAGATTCACAGCGGTCATATTGTGGGTTGTCGCCGCCCCCATCGCGTCCGTCATGACAATCGTCGGTGGTGGAATATAGATATCGCAAAATCGCGACAATATCGGTTTCAATAGACTATCTTTATTTTCGACAATAATAAAGAACCTCGTAGAGGAACTGAATAGTTCGATACATCTGCGTAATGCCGACTGTGCGTCAATCGTCAATTTATCGGCGTTTGTCAATATCACCGACTTAAAAATCGTCCCTTCTTTCATGTCGATGTTCGTCTTCGCGAAAAACTTCAATTCTTCACGAATAAAGCGGATGCCTTTTCCATGCGCACAGTTGGCTCGCATCACGTAATTTTTGATTGCGGTTTTATCGCCGTTGTATATCGAATGAATAAATCGGTTCAATATAAATGTTTTGCCAGAACCGTGTGGTCCATAAAAAATGATATTCGGGATTTTGCGGTTTTTTATAAACACGTCGAGTTTTGTGTGGATATGATTATGGATATCTTGTAATTCTAGATTCTCTGTCATGATTACAAATGGTTGGTATCGTTGTAATTATGAGAACATATCGTTTAATTCCATTTTACGCATCGTTGTTAGAAATTGATGACTTGGTCATATGGTTGAACATTCGACAATTTTCCAGGCATGTTGCTTTTTCCGTCGTTGGCGGCACCAGCACCACTCGCCTCACCGTCTGTGTAATAATAATTCGTGGTATAGTAATAGTTCGTCGGTTTTGAAGCCGCATAAAATGGCGATTCCTCTTCATATCCTTGGCCATTATACATACCAAGGTAGGCAGTCGCCGCAGGCGAACCATCCTCATAGTAATACGCGTTACGGCGGTCGGTGCGTTGATTGCTTGCGGGATCATCCGGGTCAATCCAGTTGCCCATAGTGCGAATAATATTTCCAGCAGCGTCGCGAATCGACCCGAATAATCCGGGAGTTTGGTATTGGTATTGGTATTGACCTTGGTCGCGTCCTTGACCTTGTCCCGGCGGCATACGTCCTGGACGACCATACCCGCGGAAATTGCGCGTAATGCCGCGACGGTAAATATCGTCCTCATTCAGCGCCGACGTACTCGCATCTCTCGCAATATCATCGTATTGTGTGCGTGTGCTCGCAAGTAGATTCTTCTCGATTTGCGTTCCATCCGGTAAATACGTCGCCCAACGTGTAACCTTCAAGCAGTCGGCGTCGATACGGCATGCGTCCGAACCCGTCATTCCCGGATTGTTACACTTCCACGGGCATTTACGCATCAGCAAAATATTGTTGCCATCGGCGGATTTGACGACGTTGCCGCTCGCATCCAGGCGATAAATATTCTGACAATTGCCTTCGTTGCTTGAAAGGGTTGATGGTTCCGCGCATTTACGCACATGACCATCATCACCATAACGCCAGTTGGAGCCGTCATACCATGAATCGGGGTGACTCGCAATCAGGCGGTTACGGCGGGCAATCGCGACATCATATTTCAGCTGCGCTTCCGTTTTCGCGGTCGTGGTTGTAGCAGCACGAAGCGCCTTATATGCACTTTCATATTCCTTCTGCGCCTCGATTGCCCAGTTCATCTGGCGTTTCACGTCGGAAATAAGCACGGATGATGCCGCCGCAGTCACATAAGTGGTGCCATCGCTCGCAGTTCCGGAACTTGTGGGAGTGCCGGTGCTCGCGGCAGTAGAAGCTCTCGCCTCAATCGCTGGAAGATTAAACTCACCTTGGTCAAGCACACCGCCAACGGCGTTGAATGTTCCGCCGAGAGATGGAGCCGGAGTACCCTTATACGTCCGGATTTTCGCCTGTGTAATCGATGTTCTTGAAGCTGGTGTTTGAAGACCCGCAATCGAGAGACGGATCGGTGTATCTCTCGGCAAAGCACCACCAACACTAAACGCCACGACATTCACGCCGCCGCCATACGTATTGATATCTGACGTGACAACCCCCGCATCAGAAATTGTAGATAAGGTGCTTTGAAGCTGGGTTGTCGGGTTCGTCCAAGAGAATGAAATTCCCAAATCAACATTCGCGGTTCGTGTGACATACGGCACTTGAACGAGGAAAATATCCCCGGACGCCAGCGCATTTGTAAGCATAATGGTCATCGAAAATGTGGTCGCAGTTCCGGTGTAGTTCGGTGATAATTGCGGGCTTTCGGTTGATATTTTGCGGCACATGATGAATGCGGGGTCGCCTCCGTAAGCGGTGCTGTCAAAAATACGCAACCGTTTCGCGGCGTCAGACGGCCACAAATTGACGAAAACTAAAATCGGTGAAACGCTCGATGGTTCAGCACTGCTAGATAAAGATACATTTGCGAGGTCGGTACCAGGTGCGGTAGCAGCCGACGCAGGGTTGATTTCGGCATTCTTCCATTTCAATCCGGAAAGTTCGAGAGAATATTTTCCTGCGGCCATAGGATTCGCAGTTTGTATCGTATAACGAACTACGAAATATCCGGCATCAGGCTGACCATCCGCCGCTACACTCGCAGTTATTCCACGGTTGTTTTCGGCGGTGTCCAAATTCGAGCCAGTTCCAGCGGATGTGCCGACTGTCGCAGGTAAAGGACCAGTATAAGCTCGCATCGCAACAGACAAACCAGTCGCATCAGTATTCTGAATATAGTAGGTCGGAACTTTGATTGTAATGACTTTTGCTGCTGAGGCACCCGTGCCATCACCGGTTGCGCCGCGTAACTCCGCTGTGGTAGTAAATAAAAACCGAAACATAGTAGGGGTGTCTTTCACATACGAGCATTGGTTGATCAACAAAGAACCATCTGTTCGCGACCCCTGTGTATTTGTTGGCGAGTGACTGCTCTGTGTTCGCACTTCCCCCAAATAACGAACATGATCATTCACCGTGAGTCCTTCAATCACGCCGGTGCCATATCCTTCGGAGGGCGAGATCCACCTACTAAATCCGCCATTTCGATACGTGCGCGATACCCAAACACTTACCAATAATACAAGCACGAGGAAAAATATCACCGTGAATTTATCTTGAAATAACTCACGAATGTTCATTTGTTGTAGATAGTAGATAGTAGGTAGTAGTATAATAATTATAATTATAATGTTATAACTATTATAATGTTATAAAATTATCTCTCGCTTAGACATGAATCTACTAATCTACGAATCAATACGTTTGAAGGCTATGTGTGTATGGGTTCTGTCTAAATGCGTTTAATATATCCGGCTGAATTCTCTCGTTTAGTTTTGATTCATCGTAGCTCTGCGGCATCGTCATCTTACCATAAATATCGATGCTGGGAATCGATGACGGGGCATTCGTCATAACCATCGCGCGGTGGTTGGCACGGTCTGCATCTAAGCGGTCAATCTGAACATTCGTATTCGAGTTGAAGAGAGACATCGACCCATGGTTCGTCACATTCTTATAGGTCTTATTCACATTATTGCGTTGATTATACGCGGCGTTGTAAAGGCCATTTCCCATACGTGTCGCTGCGCCACCCGCCGTTCCTAAATAATCGGTGCTTGTTGTCGCGCGTTCGGTATCCACAGGCGTATTCTGAGAGATGAGATAACCAGCAGCAGCCTGGCGTTCCACATTCAAGTGGTCAAAACCGACCAAACCCACCGTTGTTTCCTTAATTGTGGTAGGTGCGCGGTCGGCCGGATTGAATGTCGCGGTCACAGCAGCAGAAACAGGCATACGTGCGTTCTCATACATTCGCGCATTTCCTACCACATTCTCCTTACGGGATGGCTTGAGAACATCTAATAAGGGCGCAACAACCGCCTTAAGCGCTCCGTGGATGCCACCCATTTCATTCGGACGCACCGTTGTTCGGTTGTTATGTGTAAATTTATAGCTCATACGACCAAAGTCCGCCTCCGTTGCGGTATTTCTCTCAGCAGCATAAGGGTTAATAATAGGCTTTCCATCATATGTCTGGCGTCGAGTATCTTCGAAATTCTTAGGAGCATACATCGCACTACCTCCATCCGCAGGCGCAGTCGCGCCAAAGTATTCCGTCGTCGTCGTCTGTCGATTACTCTCTCGGTCCATTTCGATGGCACGCTGTGTCTCACCCTTCTCAGCACCAGTTGTAGTGAACCAACGGTCCGGTGTATTCACAAAGAATGTATCCGGCAGATGCTTCTCCATTCGTCCTAAAGTCGCGGTAGTCGGCGCATTTTGGACATAATGAGCGGCAGGGCCTTGATGACCTTCCAGAGAATACGACAGCTTGGGATTCGTCTTTACACGCAATTCATCCACACCGCGGTCAATCCATTTCTCTCGCGCTTCCATTCCGGAATTAAATCCAAGCGTTCCTTGTGCGCTATATCCTTGGTCTAAACCCGGTCCAACCCGTACTTCTTCCCACGGCTTTACATTCGCGATTTTCATGCTGGGGAGGACGCGTGACTGATAAAAGTCGTTCTGGTTTGGCATACCGTGTGGGTGATGCATGTTTTCCTGAGGACGAAAAAGGGGCGCCTGTTCGGTCTTACTGACGTATTGCGAACCACCACCAACTTTATTATCGAGAATGTTCTCATGCATATTCGCACCAGTTGTCAAACCACGCACTTTCGCACCATAATACGGCTCCATATTGTTATGGGTGAATGCCATAGGGTCGATTTGTGCGCCTGTAAGCGACATGAAACCGTCCCTGCTGTAATTATCACCAAACTGTGTATCTAAACCTTCTCCAACAACGCCAGTGATAGCGTTAGGTCCCGTTTGGGGAATGATGTCTTTTTTATCATTTGTATTATCGCGTCCTCGTTCAGCAATACCGCGAAGAATGCCTACACCTCCAACACCACCAGCGACACCCGCCGACATTTTGTCATAATCCACATTATTCGCATAATATCTGTCGGTGTGAGCATTCGGGTTATTATATTCATTTACATTCGTTCCGGTATTGGGGCGAACAACCGGGTAATTTGTAATCGGAATACTCATATTTGGCAAATATCTGGCGTTATTCGCATTCGGATTACGGTAGCCTTCACTCACAACTCCGCCGGATTTTCGATTAGATGCGATATAAGCTGCTCCAAGACTCCCTAATATTAATGCGATTTCGGCCATTTGTTATGTCTATGTTACTGGTATTATTATATATATTATTCTAATACATATAATAATAATAACAATATTATTATTGAATAAACCTGCATGCCGCAATTATGAAAACAGAGCAGTCGTTCCGCTAAACTGACGAATATCGCCGACATCTTGAATACCGTCGCTGATGCCTCCGCCTACGCCTAAACCACGTTCATTATCCCGACGCCCGCCAACCATGCCTTCTAGCGCAGGATTGCGATTCGATGGATGGACCGCGAAATATGTATCATCGGATATACCCGGAACCGTCGTCTGCGACACAAATCGGTCCTTTTCGATAATACGGGTATTCAAGTTGTTAAAGAATGGCATAAATACATTTTCCTGAGGGTCGAAGTGAAGCATTTTCCAGTTGTCTTGTTCGACATCCCGCAGCATCCATGCGGGGTGTGTAGCACGTGTTTGTTCAACCGAACTGCCACCACGTGTAGGGCACCGTATCATTTCATTTGTGCGTGTAGCAACCGATGCACGTTCATCATGATGATAATTCTCAACGGAATCACGGTTCAAACGACGTGAGAGACCGAACAATTCCGCTTCTACATCAACAGAATTGGTCATGATATTACCTGCCCAAAATTGTGCGCGAACATAAGGGTCCTCGTAGTAAAGTGGTTTATCACCTGGACCGGGCACATTCAAACAATATCTGCCAACATCAGTCGATTGTTGAAGCTGTTTTTTAATACGGTCAGGGTCATCATGAAAACGTGTGAATGACATAATAATGAGGATATTCTATGCTATTATATGTTATTATATGTTATTCTATGTTATTATTCTATTTTATTATTTGTTATTTGTTATTCTATAACAGTAATAAAAATTAACCTAAACACATCTATATAAAGAATGTAATAACATAAACGTAATGATAATCACGGAAATGTATCAAGGCCAACCGTCTAAATCTTATACAATTTGTCTCAACATGATTGTAAAAAATGAATCGCATATTATCGTAAAAACACTTGAAAACCTAACGAGTTATGTCGATTTTGATGCGTATTACATCTCGGATACGGGTTCAACCGATAATACGATAGAACTCATTCGTGAATTCTTCAGCAAAAAAAACATTCCCGGACATATCGAACAAGTGGAATGGCGTGATTTCGGCTTCAATCGCACACTTGCCTTACAAATGGCATTCAATAAAACCGATTATCTCTTTATTTTCGACGCAGATGACGCGATTCATGGTGATTTTCGGATGCCGCGTCAGCTTACCCATGACGCATATCAACTTAAGCTTGGCCAATCCTTTGTATATTTACGGACGCTTATTGTGAATAACCGAAAACGCTGGCGTTATGTAGGTGTGCTTCATGAATATATCACCTGCGTTGATAAAGAAGAAAGCTCACAAACGATACAAGGGAATTATTATGTCGAGTCGGGGCGTGTTGGGAGTCGTAGTCAAGACCCGAATAAATATATCAAGGATGCGGAGGTACTGGAGCGCGGGTATCGCGAAGAACTTGCAACTGGCGGCGAGAGTGGCCGGGCACTTGCCGAGAGATACGCGTTTTATTGCGCACAAAGTTGGATGGACGCTGGACCCGCATATATCGATAAATCGATTGAATGGTATCAACGTGTTCTTACGCAAAATAACTGGAATCAAGAAAAGTATTATAGTGCTTTGTCTCTTGGCAACCTCTATTACAAAAAATCGGACAAATACAATTCCATGAAATATTACTGCGCAACGATGGAATATGACGAAGAGCGAATTGAAGGTATCGCGACCTTAATGGAGAACCTACGATCAGAAGGGAATCATCTATTGGTGAATGCGCTTTATCACAAGTATAAACATTATAATAAGTATCCGCAAAATAAACTATTCCTTACCACCGATAAATATGACGATATTATTGAATATAACAATTCTATATCCGCGTTTTATATTTCCGACAAAAGAAGCGGGTACGAATGTTGTAAGACAATACTTCGACACAATCTTATGCCGTACCATTATATGAGTTCAACATATAGCAACTTAATGTTTTACCGAAACTTTTTTGAAGAGGAATCTTATCCAGAATTATTGCGGTTATTTTTTGTTGTGGATCATTTTCTCTCGATTATTGCGTCAAAAAATGACAGCTTCAACAATGACGATGTCGAAACATGGAATCGCCTTTTTGCGAAAGTAAAAGATTCGCTGATTGCTCCATGTGAGGTGATATCGGTCACGTCGGCTACCGACGCCATCCCTCCGTGCGAAGTATTTCATCTTTCACGTTCATTAGAAAAACTCCCTTATATTGACAGGAACATACCCGTGACTCAAATGGCTGAGGAGGCCAGAAAAGTCATCCTCAAACGAAATCGAATCTCTCCGCGAATCGTGATTACCTTTACGACGTGTAAGCGCCTCGACTTGTTTCAACAAACGGTGAATTCAATTCTGAACATGTGGCATGATATTGATAAAATCGATTACTGGTTTTGTGTCGATGATAATTCGAGTGAGGCCGACCGCGAACGAATGAAAGCGATGTATGCTTGGATTGATTATTACATGAAATCCCCATCCGAAAAAGGGCATCGCCCAAGCATGAAAATCATATGGAATAAGCTGAACGAACTGCGTCCTGACTATTGGATTCATATGGAAGATGATTTTCTTTTTCATACACCTGGTAGTTATATTGAAAAAGCAACACAAATGATGACAGATGCGCGAAATTCGGGCTATAATGTGCGGCAAATCTTGTATAACCGGAATTATGGCGAGACAATTCAAGATTACAAAATACAAGGTCATCGTTTATTACGGCGTATGAAACACGAGGTAGCGCTCCATCAACACAAGAATGTTGGTGATGATGTTACATACCCAAATTGTCATTATTGGCCGCATTATAGTTTTCGCCCGTCCATTATTGATATGGAAGCAATTTTTGCGGTTGGAAATTATGATACCCCGAATCAGTTTTTTGAAATGGATTACGCAATTCAATGGATGCGCCTCGGATTTATGTCGGGGTTTTATAATCAAATCACAAACCGACATATTGGGCGTCTAACCTCAGAAAGAAACAACAAGACTCTACCGAATGCGTATGAGTTGAATGATGAGAGTCAGTTCGTTGCACCGCCGACCACCGAGATTTCGCCGCCACCCGAACAAACGATATCGACATCATCATTGTCATCATCCATGACGATTCCACAAAAAAAACAAAAATATATTTCGTCACTACCATTCGACGATGGATTCGGTGCGCAATATCAGCGATATATTTGGACATGTATTTACGCAGAAGAGTGCGAAGATGCTGTATTTGTATATAAAAGTCCAACGAAAATCGCGCATAATTATACTGGCGAACCAAGTTTTTATCAAAAGATGGAAGAACTTATGAATATGAAGCCACATTATGTGAATTATCTAACGATGGATATTGATCTTCGGAATTCCATTTTGACGCCGGACTTTTATGATATATTTAATTATGTCGAAAGAAATATTGACGCATGTATGAAGAGTAAGAGTATGATGCGAATCAAGAAGCATTATTGGCAGAATAAAAATCGAAACGCCGAGAGATTTCGTCTATTTCGTATTACGTCGGCGTCATCGGTCTATACACATCATCTGGCGGTTCATATGAGACGCCCAAATTGCGATGATACCCGACCAAATAGTGGCGAAGAATATACGAATGAATATTATATTCAGTCTCTTTTAAAAATACGCGGTACTTATTTGAAATATGACCCGAATAACCGGATACAAATTCACATCTATTCCCAAGGCCAACCAGAAAAATTTGCGAATTTATGCGAGCATCCGATTCTTGGAAAAGACGTCATGATGCATCTGGACGATAACACCGAAGATACGTTTGTGGGTATGACAGTAGCTGATATACTGGTTACATCCGCAAGTTCATACAGTTATATTGCCGCATTTTTATCGGATGGTGATATTTTCTACACCGAATTTTGGCATAAACCGTGTAGTTGGTGGAATAAGTTAGACAAATTGGTTTGAACACTGTTTTTATTCTAATCGTATAATAACAGTAACGTATAATACACACCACTAGGATAGCACGGACGTAATACAAAGATGAAACTTCAAGAACACGGACACGCAGAAGAAGATTTTGGCGATTCAGATTTTTTAGCTTATCGAGACATCGCAACGAATGATTTTCGTAAAAGTGAAAAAGAGTCCAAAATTCAAATCATCAAAAAAATGCTTGAACTTCGTCACAATATGAAATACAATCAACATTTATTGTCGGTGTATTTGAAGGCGAAATCTCTATTTGATACGATGGTAGATGAGCAAAGGGCACAGATAACCTATTTAGAAGAAATATACGATCACATCAACGGTATGATTCGCGACACGCATCGTAAAAATACAATCACAGCTGAGTTATTAAAAGATAAAAAGCGTATTGGACTATTACTGAAAAAAATGCGAAATAGTTATGACAAACTAACAAATGTATATACGGTGATTGATGTTACGGTTCAAAAAATGAATGAATTGATTGCTTCGATTGAAGAAGCTGATAATAATAGCGAAGACGAAGCGGTCGAAGCGTATGATAGCGACGTCGAAGTCGATGATATCGAACATTCAGAGTTGGATAGCGACGTCGAAGCGGATGAAGACGAATCTGACGATACGGAACTAGAACACGAAGATAGCGAATACGAAGTCGAAGCGGATGATACCGACGTTGAAGAGGATAAAGTCGATGCGGATGATAGCGAAGTCGATGCGGATGATAGCGAAGACGAAGCGGATGATAGCGAAGTCGATGCGGATGATAGCGAAGTCGATGCGGATGATAGCGAAGACGAAGCGGATGATAGCGAAGACGAAGCAGACGAAGACGACGATGCGGAACTAGAACACGAAGACAGAGAAGACGATACAGCGCTAGAAGTCAAACACGAAGAAGAAGAAGACGACGAAGAAGAAGTCGATGCCGACGCACCTTTCATAATGGTATTTTAACAACGGAACGGTATTCCCGTTTTAGAAGAAACTCATATAGTTTGGTTGATCGAGAAAACCTGCGTTGAATCAACCATTTTCGACATATCCTTTGAAATATGCGTAACCAAAATGTTTTATAAATAGCAACCATTTCTTGGCCCGGATATAATATGAGCGGTTCTATAATTTCAATCGTCGCGTTATAAAATGGTGAAAGAATCATGAATGTTTCAAACAATTCATTCGAACTCGGTGAAAGGTCAAAATTAAAGGTGTATAAACAAATATAATGGTCTTTTATTTCATGCGAGCTTGAATGTATGTCAAACCCATGAATCGCCGTATTAAATTTTTGACATAATCCGATTTCATAACGAGACATATACAATATAACCTTAATGACCTGAGATAATAACTCGAATTTATAAATCAATTTTGATTAAATTATCAATCAATTTATTATATTCTTACAATATATATATTATCATTCGTCACATACTAATATATATTATGTCATCGTTCATCAGCAAGTTGTTCAACACACCCATTTTACAGAACAAGTTTGTATTATACGCAAGTTTATTTGCTGTATTATTTAGTCTTGTTCGCCATATTTCAAATCAAAACATGAACGCAGTCGTTCTCATGGCATTAATCGGAATTGTTACATCCTATTTTAGTAAAAATATGATCATCATTTTATTGACCGCATTTTCTACTGTTTTCCTTCTTGAAATGTTAGGCTCGCAGGGCGTGGAAGGAATGGAGAATAAGAAAAAGGATGACTCTGACGAAGGAGAGGAAGATGTGAAGGACGATGCGAAGGACGATGCGAAGGATGACGCACCAAAGAAAACAGAATCTAACACAGACAAAGAAAAATCAACGGTAAAAAAAGAAGCCAACACAACATTACACGGAAAGAAGGCAGATAAAAAGAATAAGACAAAACAGGGAATGGCTTCATTATCCCCCGCAAGCTATGACGGCGAAGAACACGGAGATGACGATGGTGAAAATGCGCACCATGCCAAAGAAGCCAACCGGATTGACTACGCATCTACGCTAGAACAAGCATATGACAATATCGAAACTATTATTGGTGAGGAAGGGGTTCGTGGTTTAACTGACCAGACGAAATCTCTCATGAACCAACAAAAAGAACTCATGAACAACATGAAAGAAATGGGTCCTTTGTTGAAATCAGCCGAGAGTTTTATGGGACATCTTACTGGCAACGGAGGAATCAAAGGAATTACCGATATGTTGAAGGGGTTTGCGACACCCGGCGGCGTTAAGAAATAAAATAGACTTACTAATAGTAACGCACATTCGGATTATCTTGAATCGTCCAAGTATAATACACCAAAGGCTCGCTGATATACAAACAATCCGTATATTGTAGCGCACGTTTCCAATAATCCCAGTCTTCTTCCCCTCTTACGATTCGCTGTAAGCCAGTTTTTTTTACGATCGAGTGATGAATTATCACAGTAGAATTCGCAATATGATTGTTTTCCGTAATCATTTTGAGGTTAAATATTTTATTTTCACGTTCATTCGAATTATGTAGTGTTAGCGTGTTTATGTCTAATTTATCCATCGATAGATTACGATGATTTATCATGTACATATTTGTAGTTGAAAACAGAATATTTTCTTTTTTCATTATTTCTAACTGTTTTTCGATTTTATGATCAAAATAAAAGTCATCATCATCCAAAAATGCTATCCACTCTCCTCTCGCTTTTTCAATACCATAATTGCGCGTCATTCCTTGCGCCGCAGGGACTTTATGTTTCACACGCATATTCTCTGGTAAATGAATAACCGTCGTTTTTTCATACTTTTCAAGCTCACCAGAATAATATTGTTGGTCGGTTGAACAGTCGTTAATTACGATGACTTCGACATTCTTATATGTATTTGCGAGCACACTTCGAATGGAATGATTTAGCAATACATAACGATTATATGATGGTATAATCACGCTTACTAAACCTGACACAAAATCGGCGATGGACTGTTCTTGTTCGATGGATGCCATGTTATATATTTCAATAACAACAGTTTGTTTTATATTATAATTAGTATTCAAAATAATGAAATAATAAATAAAATGTTATAATAATAACAAGCTTATCGCGTTTGATATTATTATTTATTTGAATACTTATTCGTATGGCTCGTAGATGTCCGCCTGGGGTGCTTTGTTTTGAAAATGTCACGTTAGTGATATTCGCGGTGATTATAGTTGTTGTCGGAATTTATGCGCATTCTTATTTTTTCGGTCATCGTAGCGGCCACGCCCACACTCACTACGGTCATACTGGGCCAGTATTGATTGCGTCATCAGATCCATTAGCTGATTCATTAGATTTCGGTATCGGCGGTCCTTCGTCAAACCAAGATGTATTATTAAATCCATATGTGCCGCCTCTTCGCGACAATTCAGTCGGTGCAACCCGACCGATTTATGATATTCGTGGCGGTGTTGAAACAATCCATTACGGCGGAATGGATAGTTATGGCGGCGGTGGTGGTGGCGGCGGCATTCGAGTAAATGTTCCAACTCGTTCGGTGGATACAACCTATCGCCAAGTTGGTATTCTTACGCGCGGCAACGGTAGCGGTGGCAGCGGCAACGTTCCATCCTCTACATCTTCACAAGAGACGATTCTTCCTTTGATTGGACGCCCTTTATTCACAAACCGCGACAAGTGGCAGTTTTATACACTTAGCGACAAAAACAACGCAATTAAATTACCGGTGATTGTGAATGGAAAAAGCGGAACAAACGAATATGGCTGTAATAATGTGAGCACCGGCGACATGGTGTATGTTGAAGGTTACAACGATGCCTTCCGTGTCACCGCGTATGATAGTGCTTCATTACGATATTTGCCGTTTTGAACATTTTTGTAGTTATTTATTTTTTTATTTTTTATTTTTTACTTGTTGAGCAACTACTTGTGTGGCTGCTGTTGTCGCTGCGACCTCAGCAGCTAGTTTTCTGCTGTATTCTAGATCCTTTTCATGTTCTTTGTATTCTTCCGCTTTTTTCCTTGCCTTTTCTTCAAGTTTCGCCATGTCTTCCTTCTCGTATAACTTCATAACCTTGTCGGGTGTATCATCAAGGGATGTGTATGAACCAGTCTTTGGTGTTATTTTTGTATTTTCTCCTCTATTGAATATTCGCTTTGCTGATTCTGGTTCCGGTATATATTCATCGCTTCCGGTTCCCCAGCCCATAAAATGAACTAGATTTATATTCTTTAAGTCGTTGGACTTGTCATCGAATATAAATTTTCGTATTACATACGCATGATATGGAATACCTAGTGAATCAATCGCATCAACCTCTTTGATTTGGTCTTTCGTCAAAGGTTGTAGATTTGAATTCGCAGCGGGAGTAGTAGCGGCAGTAGTAGTGGCAGCGGCAGTATCGGCGGCAGTAGTGGCGGCAGAAGCTTCTGTACTTTTCGCAGTTCCTTCTCCTGTTACCGCATTTGATTCGTCAGATTTTTTCGCGACTTCACCGGCACCTTCACCTGCTTTGGTCGATGAAACTTCTTTACCCTCGCCTTCATTATTTCCTTCACTTTCGCTCTTGGCCTCGCCTTCGCCTTTGCCTTCGCCTTTGCCTTCGCCTTTGCCTTCGCCTTTGCCTTCGCCTTTGCCTTTGCCTTCGCCTTTGCCTTCGCCTTCGACAGGCGACTCTCCAATTTTCGATAACTGCTTCATAAAACCATTCATATTCGACGTGTTCTCCAACGTTTCTACTTTTTGTGTTATAATTTTTCCATCCTTTTCATATGTGCGACTGCGTGAAAGCTCATAAAACGATGGAGAAGCACCATCAAAACGCAAGCAATCTCCGTTGGCTCCAGCTGAACCATGACCTAATAAATTCAACAATTTGAGGAATTCCTTTGTCACGCGCGGCGGTAGTACGTCTTTTTTATCGTCGAAGAATGTTTTCAATTGCGTAAATCCATACAATCTCTCGGAACCCCCAATTTTATACGAGTAGTCAAAGACCTTATCTTTAAAATCATCATATCCGTCGGACTTTGCAAACTCAGGGTTCTGTAATAAAGAAGTTAGCATCAGTAGAATATTTAGCGCGGATTGTTTGATCGGATCCTTCTCATCTTCAAGACTTAAACGCGCCTTCTCTAGAGATTTTTTAAGAGTTCGGATCGAAACAACCTTACATCCTAGACTAAGATTCACGATGTAGGTATTTGCTTCATCAACGACCTTCTTTACTTGTGGGTCTTCGCCGTTTGAAGCAGCCATATTTTGTGCGTCCTTCTTCAACTCTGCCTCCGTCATCGGGGCGATTTGTAGCCTGAACTCCGACATGTCGATTTTGTTGGCTTTGTCGAGCGTTGTCAATAATTTTATCGTATCAATAGAAGCCGGCTTAGTATCAGTACCCTTTCCTTTGAGTTTATACAAACGTTTGGAATCCGTAAGTGACGGCATCGGTGCAGCGTCTGGGTCAGATTGTAATAGTCGCACTTGAATCGAATTGTCTTTTGAATCTTTCAATATCTGGCCTTTTTCACCGGTATAAATGAAGATTCCGGGTTCGCTGCTGCCATATAATTCGCTATTCGCAACACCAACCGTATTTTTTGCTTCCAAATACAGTCCTCGTTTTTTTTCATTTATATTTTTGATGTTCTGTGCGAATTTACCGTACAATATACGGCGTAAGTCGAATACACTCGCATCATTTTTTTGTAAAGGCTTATCGCCAGATTTAAGTTGAATTTGAATATAATACGGCAATCCTTTTTCGATTAAAAAGCTTACCAGTTTCGATACTTTGTGGTCTTTTTCATCTGTACATTCAAATTCTTCCATGCCGATGCTTATATCTCCTTCGATTTCGGGGCCTAACTGAAACGGCGGTTTTTTGGTGCCATCCGATTTTTTGGCATCAGGTGCATGAGCATCACCCGTGGTAGCACTTGACCCAGAATCGGATTCGGGTGCGGATTCGGGTGCGGATCCGGTTTCTGTACCCGGAACAACATTTGAATTCGTTTCAGAAGTGATGGGTGAGTTTTGGCCATCGGGTTTCACTATATCTAAGGGCGTTTGTTTCGATTGTTGTTGTTGTTTTTGTTGTTCTTGTTGTTCCAACACGATTTTAACCGCCGCTGTCGTAGCTACATTAACCGCTGCTTGTAATAATTCCGGCGGAAACGTAACACCATCCTTTTCACCACCAACCTGCTGCTGCTGCTCATGAAGCCGCCGCTTTTGTCGCCTCTTTCGTTTTTCCCTACGCATTTTCTCCTTTAATTCACGTAATTCATAATCAGAAATATACTTTTTCAACGTTCGATTCATAAGTTTTGGTCGATCTACATAAACGCCGCTACCGCTCCTGCTGCTACGACGATACCGACGACTTTGTCTAAATGAAGCGGATGACTGTTGTGCTTTTTTCCATTTTCGAACACTCTGATGTTGTTGCTTACGTATTTTTCGTATCTTATTACGTGATAATTTCATCTATACATAATTTATATATAATATTATATATAGAAATACACAACGTAAGTAAATAAATAAATTCAATATGTCTCGTGATGCGCCAGTCAATCTAACATCAGATATTATGCGAAAAGAAGACCGCGCGTGTTCATCCACGTGTAGTTATTCCTATCAATATAACACAAGCACATGTAATGTGTTCCACAAAGGTTCGCATCTACGTATTCCGTATGATAGTGGTAGCGGCGGGATTTATCCAGCGAGATACAACGGCGTGGATTACAAAGTCGAACATATCCATATTTATCAACCATCATTACATCGCTATGACGGGGCTCTAGCCGATGCGGAAATACTCGCATATCATTCTAGCGCAGATGGGCGTAACTTAATCGTGAGTATTCCTATTAATATTGGCAACGGTACTGGCAAGCAAAGTTCTGACATCATGAATACGATATTACAGAATCTGCCAAGTCGATCAAGCAGTGGAGGCAAATATATTTCTGATGTGAATAATTTCAATTTAGGCAACCTTATTCCGAAAGAGGGGTTCTTCACGTATGTCGGGCGCCATTTATTACCACAGCATACAGGTGTTTATAATTACATCGTTTATCATAAAAAGGACGCGATTTTGGTGTTTCGCGATTCGTTGGCGAGTTTGACCGATTCGTCGCGTGATTCCGCCATCACCAAAACTGGCCCCATTAGCGAAAATAGAATGCCGAAAAACATGTATTACTATAACAAACGTGGCGCCAACAACGCGAAGGGTGGCGGTGATATCTATATCAAATGTAATCCAACGGGAGAAGACGGCACCGTATTATATCAGCAATCCGCGAATAATGGCGAGCTTGGTAGTCTCGCAGAACTCGACCTCAGCAAATTTGGGTTGAGTTGGGATGCGATTTTACAAAACGATATTTTTAGAACGCTTATCGGGACATTGGTGGGTCTCGTCATCGCGGCAATACTCTTTTACATGTTTCGATTCGTCTTTAATCGGATTGGCAACCGTGTGAGTGCTGCTGGTGAAGTAGCTGGACAACGGGGCGGTGGTAGTCGCGGCGGAGGTGGCGGACGTGGGCCTTTGAATAACTTCGAGACGTATTGGTAGAAGCATTCATTTTCTTATATTAGTATCAGGTTGTCTTTGATACATACGACCGATGAATCGTAACGTATGTATCAAGGGTTGGTGTGTGGTGTGGTGTGTGTGGTGTGTGGTGTGTGGTGTGTGTGGTGTGTGGTGTGTGCGTACTCTCTAAATCGGACCGGTATAATCAGGCTCCACCGCGCCATGGAGCTCGCCAAGAACTGGCTGGAATGAACCGCCATCCGAGAGACCGGTATTCTCATCATTCGGAGAGATGACTACCAAGTTATCCACCAACTCCTCTTCAAGAGTCTTCACCGGCGCAGGGTTCATCGCAGTCATCACTTCCTGTTTCTTCTGTTCCGTTGGTGAAAAGGTCTCAATTCCATAAACACCAGTTACACGGCTAGACCTACGAATAAATTCATAAGCGGCTAAAAATCCTAAAATGCCGACAACCGGGTTTGTGCTTAAAAAGAGGGTGATCGCCAGAATGACAACAACGACCTGACCCATCGTGCTTTCAGCATACTGGGCGAGAGCAGGAGGAACAGATGGCGTGAAAACAATATACAAAATCAATAAAACAAAGATAACCATCTCATGTTGTTTTTCTTGACGCATTAATGTGCGAAAAGTATCCATATTTGCTTGTTATATATAAAAGAGATAGAATGTTATTTATAGTAGAGAATATATATTATTACTATTATTATTGAATACGTTGTTGTAAAACTAATACCCGATAGAATTGAAATCTCTCGAACATTCATTTTCATAACTACACAGACCGATAAATAAACGGACGAAACAATCGACATGTCAGACCCCGCATCGGCCGCCCCTGCGTCTTACTATGGCCCGCGTGGTTATACACTACTCAAAGAATGCTTGGAAGCCGACGATTTGAAACTTCTGAGAGAAGAACTCACCGTCGGAGCATATGTTCCTAAAGCACCAGTCCAACCTCCTAAATTCCCGATATATCGCGAATGCTCAAAAAAGATATATATTCCTCGGTTTTATGGAACAAAAATATACGGCCCACCAGAAGAAACGCGAATCCCCCCTGGCACCAGCGTGAGTGATTCTCTCGTATTTGCCGGAGAGATGCGTGAATACCAGAACGTGATTGTTGATAAATATATTCATCAGGTGACACGGCCCGATAACGCAGGAATGGGCGGTGGCGGGCTTCTCGATGTAGATCCAGGGAAGGGGAAGACCGTCATGGCGCTAAATATCATCTCTCGGCTTCGCATGAAAACTCTCGTCATCGTTCATAAAAGCTTCCTTTTGAATCAGTGGATCGAGAGAATTCAACAGTTCTTGCCAGCAGCGCGAGTTGGAATGATACAAGGACAAATCGTAGATATTGATGATAAAGATATCGTCATCGGAATGCTTCAATCACTTTCGATGAAGGAGTATCCGAGAGATTTATTTGACACGTTTGGTCTCTCGGTCTATGACGAATGTCATCACATGTCGGCGGAAGTATTTTGCCGCTGTATGATGAAGGTTGTCACGAAATATACTTTGGGATTATCTGGAACGATGGTCCGCAAAGACGGGCTTACAAAAGTATTCAAATATTTCTTGGGTGATGTTGTTCATAAGGAGAAAAACGACACGACGAGCCATGCCGTGATTGTGAAGGGAATTCAATATAAGGTGGATGACGCGGAATTCAACGAAACGGAATATGACTATCGCGGCAATCCAAAATTCAGCACGATGATTTCGAAGGTGTGTAATTATAACCGGCGCAGCGAATTCATATTGGACGTTTTACAGAATGAGTTGAAGACGAATCCGGATCAACAAGTGATGATATTGGCACATAATCGGTCGTTGTTAGAGTATTTTCATGACGCAATTGAACACCGGAAGATTGCGACGGTGGGGTATTATGTGGGCGGAATGAAAGAGGCGGCGCTAAAACTGAGTGAGAGCAAGAAGGTTATTATTGCGACATATGCGATGGCGTCGGAGGGGTTGGATATCAAGACGCTGACGACGCTGATTATGGCTTCGCCGAAAACAGATGTATGTCAGTCAGTAGGACGGATTCTGCGCGTAAAACATGCCGCACCTCTTGTCATCGATATTATCGACCCTCAGGATGTATTCCGGAGCCAGTGGCTGAAACGACAGACCTATTATATTAAACAGAAATACCGTATTATTATGACGGACACGGAGGGGTATTACAAGAACGCCTGGACGGTGAAATACCAGCCGCCGACCGCTGCCGCCGCGAAGAACGCAAAATCAAGTGCGAAGGAAGAAGACTATGAAGCCGCGTTGGCGGATGCGGATATTATTGAAATCGATGAAGAGACGGGAAATCTCTCGGTCACGACAGAAGTAAGCGCAAAATCGAGGATGAAATCAACCATTCCGAAAACGAATGGGAAATGCTTGATTCAGTTAGTTGAGTGAAAAAATTGAAAACATTAAACTGTGATTATCGTATTACAATACCTAAGTTACTACAAAACGAAAAATGAATATTACACAAGCAACTTGTTTAATATTTTCAGAGGAGAATATACGAAGCAAACAAGATTTGGATATATGGTGCGGGCCGAGGGGACGGCAAAAACTATATTTCTATGTTAGACATTTCGCACCGGATCATTGGGTCAGGATCAAGACGCCAGAAAATAGTGTTCGGCGTTGTTACCAAGAAATGTTAGAAGGATATAAAATTTACAAATAAATTACACGACCGGATGACAACTATTGTAAGCAGTATGTGGCGCAGGATTAGCTAAGGCCGTCGTGGATGGTGTGACTTCTGTTTGCGCCCCACCAATCGAATATGCGGCATTCGCGAAACTACCGTTGCCGCCTTGTTGGCTCACACGACGCCTTATACTCTTCGTTTTTTTACAGTATTTATGCTTACATGACCTACTATGGCGACGAACACCGCCAACGCCAATAATGATATCACACTTACACTTCTTAGATTTCGTGACACGACGACGACGCCGCGACGCCGATGCCGACGCCGACTTCTTGGAATTTTTCTTTCGGCGTGTAGAACCGCCACCCGTCGCAACCGAATTTATTCCAACAGTTACTGGCGCGTATGAACCACGCGCATGAGCAGAGTCGGCATCGTTGGCACCAGGATTAAATGAATGAAACTGACTCATACCACCGCCACCTTGAACGAACGCACGACCGCCTTGACCGTCATACATATTACCGGTTCCGTTTTGCGGGATATCTTTGCTAGACAACGCGATGCCGGAGTTATGCTCGGCGAGAGGATTTGAACGCAAATATGACATTATATTCTATGATATAATGTGATATTATTAGTATGATACAATTGGTATGAATTCTCATTTACGACCGGTAGTTCTTGTTCGTGCGCCTGCGGCAGAAGGAACGCTTCGCACCACGAGCATACTTACAGCTCTTGCGAAGTTTTTTGCTGTCACACTTCTTCTGCGATTTCGACCGACAAGGAGATGAACGCAACCGCTCTAAATACTTGGACGGGTCTTTTATTGTAAAAGGCTTGACGCGTTTGATTTTCTGTCCGCTGATGGGTGCGGAAGGTTGAAGATTCATGTGGTGGTCTTTCAGCATGATTTTACGCTTGGCGCCACCGCCTTGAAGAGGTTCCTCTGACGACATATATTTGCGAATTGACAACGATACGTGATATATATTATATAACATATAATAAATTACAACTACGCAGTCGGCGACCAACGGTCGAATAAATCATCAACAATCAACTGAAAATCTGTTCCTGAACCGGTTCCTGTCCCTGTCCCTGTTCCTGTTGATACGGAAATCACCGGTTCAATACACGAGCGTAACACTTCTAAATGCTCAATACGTGTAATATGTCGCCGTCCATCCATCATAATACACGGTGTCATGAAACCATAATCGCGTTCAAATGGGCGAACGATGTTACGTAATACGTAGTCAAGTGCGATTTTGTAGCTATAAATCGGCGACGACACCGAACCGTGCGACGAACCCGAAAAATTATGAATATCAAACACCATGCCTTTCAGTATATGCTTATGTGCCCATATATGCTCAAACATTTTACGTGAATGTTCAACTCCGTCATGTGATATTCGGGTATAAACCCAATACGGTGCCGACCATTCTTGAACGCGCCCGTCATTCCTTCTGGTGTCGCGTATTTTCCGCGCAATATATTCATTCCCACCAAAACGTTTATTTTCGATTGTAAGTGTGTAGTCATTCGCTGCACTAGACTGTCCAGGTGTTTGACACAGCATCGGAATACGATGTTCGCGCATGAATGCGATGGTTTGATGCGTTGATGCGTTTGATAATGCGTAACATGGGCGAATCAGAGGAAGTTGTTGTCGCCATACTCGCAATACATCGGAGTGTGGTGAAAACATACGATGAAATGACATAGACGTTGAATAAGCAGGTGGTTTCATTATTGCGCTCGGTCGGTCGGTGGGTCGGTCGGTCGGTATGCTATACTAATCTAGCGTAATCCATTTATACTTATTTCATACGATTATGCCATGACAGATAACGCATCTCATGCTGTTTCACTTGCTGCCGTGTGATAACATCTTTTTTCGTAGCGATTTCAACCGGAACCCACTTACAAAATCGTTTATTGAACCGACATGTCATAATATACTCTTTTGATAGTGTAACATATTTGTCGGGTTCAGTATTCTCGAACTCGGCTTCATCCTCACTTTCTTCCATCGTATCAAGACGTTCATTTTCACAAATATTGCGAAAGAGACGGTTCATGAATACGCTGGTTTTAAATGTCGGAATGAGAGCAAAATTATGAAAAAGGGGTTCGCCGCCGCCGCTTCTTGACGCATCCGGCATGACGAACAATTCATAAATATCATTTTGTATATTTGGACGAACAATAAATACAGCTTGAATATTGGTAAGCATATCATCGGAAGGAGAGACAAACCATCGTTTCATATTAGATGTGGGCGTGGGTGTGGATGGTGGCAGCGTCGTAGGGGTCGGCGTGTTGTGGTTCGTAGAATGAGAAGGAATGACCGGTACCTGTGATAGAGACGGCTGTTTGATGGGTGCCGACCGCGTTGAAGGAATCGCACAGTCATTATCACCGCGTATCAATATCTGGAATATTTGGGTCGTTCGAATCGAGTGATATTGAATAGAAAACACCTCATATGGAAGCGTCGCAGCAATACGTTCGGCGTTCTGTTCGGTATTACATAACACCGGCAACCCAAATATTACACTATTTTCCTTCGTATAAGCCACCTGTCGAATATTATCTTTGCTAAATAATTCTTCGCATAATGCGATGTGTTGAAGACCTGAAAGAGGCGGGATAGGGTTACCCTTATACCAGTAAATCGTATGGATTGAAAATAAGGGCGAATCGGTTGTAGGGTTACGAAACATCACACCGCCAAATACTGTGCCATATACGAGCTCGCGGTCAAAACACGCATCATACATCGTTACTTTTCCAGGATACCATCCATTTTCTTGATAAAATTTACGGATGAAAGGTCGGTCGTAGTCATATCCGCCGTTTGTGCCACCGCCATCACCGCCGCCATTTCGATAGTTTGGCCGCTGAATATCAATCATTACTACGATTCGCTTGCGGCGCCATTCGGTGGCCCATGCGAAACAACGTTTGCCCTTCGGAAGAATAAAATATGTATAATGATTTGGATTTTTGACCGCAGCATATTGTGTGTCGTTCTTATGAATAGACACTTCATAAGAAAGTCTCGTAAGCGGAAAATTCGATAGTAATTCATCGGATTCTGTTCGATGTAATATACGTGCGGGATGTTTATTTTCTTGCTCACGTGAGCGGTTGTAGTTCCGATACGATGACATGATTTGCGGAGTATATAACTATATTACGATATCACGATATAGCTTTAACTCGTTTCATAGCTCGCGCGAAATAATGTCTCGGTATTTGATTTCGATTTTAATCCGATGCCACGTAAAAATGCCTTCAAATCAGTTTTCATCGTAGAACGATCATCGCTTCTGCCACCGCCGCATCCGCCTCCGCTGCCGTGTATCGAATTGGTTGATTCATGGTTTTTCGGTAAAAGACCAACTTCTGTTCCGTCATCGGCGCCTCTCCCACCAACACCTGAATCATCTCCTAAACCCCGAACTTTTTGTGAATCATGATTGTCTAAATTCTTGTTGATTGTATCAAATAATGATTTATATTTTTGTTTTGGACAGTGGATAAGATCTTTTACTTTCGGCGCAGTCAGTGTTGTTTCAAAATAGATGTACAAATAATGTATAACTACGATAAGACTAATCGAAAAAAGAATATTTTGAATAAACCACAACATTACGATTAGGTTATATTGTATTCATGTGTATATTACGAACATAATTTGAAGTGGTCGATAAACGATATAATATCATCTCTACATGTTTTCGTGATTTTGTCCTTGCTATTTTGAATAATCCCGTTTTCTGTAATAAAATAAAAATCAAGCACTTCTGTTTCATTTTCATTCATCATAAAAACAAAAGATGTCATCGCTTTCGGATGTAATTTTACAACTATTTTCGTGTATTGATTTACGATATGATTAGGGGAAATATACCAAGACGTCGCGGTCGCGGTATTTTGATTCATAAATTTATAATAACTCTCATCTACCAATAATGGGATTGAATTCTCCACTCTTATAGGTTCGTCAGACGCCGACATGACCGATAGTTCAACGGTTGTAACATCGCCGTCAACAGGTATTCGTTCGGAAAGAACTGGCGGTGCTAATGCCGATGCAGGACCAGACCCGCGTTTGATTTCATATATGGCGTCATCACTAAATATCAAGTGTTCTCGTTTTTTATATACGAAAAATACTTCTGTTCCTTTCGGTCGCAAACGCCCCTTTTCGATGATTGCGTGAATTTTAGCATACATCTTATTCATCTCTTCCAACGTTATATCAAGCATAAAAATACGTGGTTCGGATTGTTGATGCGTTTGTATCGAATGAGTCATGCTTTGATTGCGATAAATGGTGCTTAATCCGGATATCATGGTTGCTTGTCGCGCATTTTGATTTTTTCGTTGATGTCGGACTGTGCTTGCTGTATTCGCCATGCCCGTTGCCATACTATATATACCGCATGACGTATGTTTATATCTGTATCATCCATAACATCGTCGTCATTCATAAACAGCATGATTCATAAACAATATAGAAATATATTGATAGTATTATACACCCACCCGTTCAATCCAACGATCGAAATTATCATGGCTATCAAAAAAAACACAACGACAATCGTGATTATTTCAAAAACTGGCACGCTATCAGAAGTGTCGGTTGAGCCGCCAAGTAGTGAAACGACATTAGAAGAACTCACACTATTACTTTCCAAAAAATGCGGTTATCGTAATCCGGATGGGTTCGGTTGTTATCATACGTATAAATACAAGAATAAGAAGAAATTCAGTTTCAGTGACGGAACCGGAACCTCCGATGAACACATTCCAAAGTATATCTACGTCGATGTCTGGGCAAAAACAGATGGACGCGCCGGGAATGAAAACAAGTATGAAATGCCCCCGCCGGTGGATGAAATTATCTTTTATGGAAATATCGCTCTTGTCGCGCGTGTTGATAAAGAACACGCAGTCAATCTAACCGTTGATATCTGGAATGTCATCTACGAGCGTTTGTTCGGCGGGTTTGAAGACCTTGCTACAACGGCTGTCGAAGACGAAAATGAAATCGATGAATTGGATTTGGTGCCCGCTCATCATAAAACCTTGAACGGATATTTTAAAGATGGATTCGTCGTAGATGATGATAGTGATGAGCGACCTGGACATAGAAGTCGTAAATCAAAGGCGGGTGGAAGGAAAAAAAACAAATCAGAATCAACAGAAGAAAGTGAATTTGTTACGGAAACCGATACAGAATCTGTAACACCTCCTTCCGAATCCCCGAATGATTCTGATGCGGCAGATGCGGATGCGGATGCCACTCAAAAAAAACACGTAATCGAGAAAAATGTGAAGAAAAAACCAGCGCATTCAAAGGCGGCGGCGGCAGCGACATCCAGTAAAAAACCCACGAAAAGAACAAAAAAACAGGCGGAAGAACCCCCATCGGAACAAGAAAGTGAAAAGGAATTAAGCGAAGAAGAATATCTCTAAAAAATTGAATAAAGAAATCTATTCTACATTATACTATACAAGATGTCGAATATTGAGACGATTGCTTACCCCGACCAGTTCCGGGCTGAAATACGAAAACGGATTGCGGCTCTATTACATACTCATGGCGATGGCGATGGCGGTAGCGGAGGCGACGACATCGAAACTTTCTCCACGAATATCGAGAAAGGTATATTCAACTGGGCGATTCAACATGCGTCAAAGAACAATATTGTGAAAAAGTGGTCGAACACGTTTTTCGTGACGCTTTATATTGACCGCCTACGTTCGGTGTATATCAATTTAAAGAAACCAGATGTGGCGAGTGCGGTTCTGTCAGCCAATATCAAATCACAAGAAATCGCATTCATGACGCATCAAGAGATTTGCCCTGAGAAATGGAAAAAGCTTATCGACGACAAGAAAATACGCGACAAGCAAAAGTATGAACCGAATATCGAGGCTTCAACCGACAATTTCACATGTAACAAGTGTAAATCCAAGAAATGCACATATTACCAGCTTCAAACTCGTTCGGCAGATGAACCAATGACGACATTCGTCACATGCTTGGAATGCGGAAAGCGGTGGAAATGTTAATAAATAAATATAATAAATGGATAATACATCGGTATAGTAAAAAGATGGCGACAGACAATTTTTTTACTACATTACAAAATTACTTCAAATGCTGCTTTTGGTGTCGTAGTGGAGGTTGCTGCTTTGCGGAGAAAAATGTGAAAGACGGCGAAAATAGTAGCAGTAGCGAAAGCGTCGGTCTAGGGATAGGAGATAGAAGCCCGTATTCATTCGACGACCTTTCAAATCCTCTATCACCAATGTCGAATTCATCATCCGGTTCTTCTATCGATAGCTTCTATAAACGCCCCAAATTCAAGCCTTATGTGGGTATAATACCTGCGAATTATTACAGCGACTAGACATAAAATTGATTCTGTTTGATTACTATTTACACACAGACACACACACACAGACACACACTTGATGCGACCTCTCCGACTTGTTGCTCCGTCCGACCTTCGGGTAGGAAAAACGTACCTCATCCAAGAAAAAAGGCCCGAATACGCCCATCTTAACAGCAAAGGTGTATTTGTAAAAAACGATTATCCAACCAAGCTGTATTATTGCACGATAACACACTTCACGAATGTCATGGTCAAATCTGGTAAGCGTTCTGACCTCACACTTCAAGACTTTTACTGGAACTATTATGAAGCCGACGCCATAGAACGATCCTACACTACACAAGCTCTCCGTGTGATTACCGGCGACCCCAACTTTATGTTTGATAACTACTGATAGGATTACAATATCTCTAAATCTTGGACTCGCCAATATTCAGAACCGCCATTTGGTAAAGGACGACGAATGATGAAGGGCGTCTTCTTCTGTTCCAGTTCTTTCACCGCGATCAAGTAACCATCAATCACCGTAGAATCGATTTTGATGAATGCGGGCGCCCCTTCGTTCAGTTGTTTGGCACGCTGACCCAATATTCTCGTTTTTTCATACTTTGTCATAATCGGAATTGTGCGATGTAAGTCATCCACGATGACGCCGGCGCTATTCCGAACCACTCGCGCAAGTGTTTGAATTTCGTCATAATTGTGGGACATCGACTCCGGATGATAGGTATCGATATAACTTTCATGAACACTCCGCTTCAATTTCTGAAAATATTCTATATCTTCGTCGGAACTTTCATCATCTTCTTCGTCGTCATCAAACTGAATTCCATGAGGAACGCCAAGTAGAGTCATATCGTCTTCCATGTTTTTTTTACGTCGGGATGTCGCCGCAGGCCCAGCTCGCTTTTTCTTCTTTTTTGCTGCGGCTGCTGCGTCATCATCATCTTCATCTGCGTCGGCGTTGTCTTCATCGCCACTATCATTTCCGGTTGCTCCGGCTCCTGATCCAGCTGCTCCTCCTCCATTCTCATCGTCACTTTCATCTTCTTCGCCCGATGTAAGCGTTCCAGCTGTCGTATCGTCGTCATCCGTATCTTCGTTCATTTCCGAACCCGCAGCGGCCGACTCCGCATCGGATTCATCTTCTTCTTCTTGAATAACTGGGGCATCTTCATTATCGGAATCGGCATCGACTCCTTCACCGCGCAACAACTGTTTCTTAGGCAAACTCGGAATTCCACTTGACATCATAAAGTGTATATATATATTATTCACACTTTATTATGTTTCAATTTATTGTTGTTCTGTATTCCACACTTTGTCGCATTTGGTACATAAATAGACATATCTGAGATTTGTGTCATCATAACGGACGTATATGATTTCATTTTTCGATTTCTTCTTTTCTCCCGCGCCTGCCGCACCCGCGCCCGCATTACTGGAACATTCATCATTCGGGCAGCGAATTGTATGAATACGAGGCAATGTCGGATCAAACTTCGTATATTTATTCACAACCTGAGAGAATGATTGTTGGGTCGTCGTATGTTTTATATTGACTTTCGAGACACAAATGTTATCCGCCGCAATCGTATCGTCGATATTCCCGCAGTTCCGGCAGTAATACTGAAGTTCATTTTCGGGAGTAATACTGATATAATACATGTTGGCACATACAGAACAGAAATGCATCTCTTAAATTTCGAGAATCGAGACTACTATGTATATTGTAGATACATTTATTTAATTTCAATTTAAGGCATGAGTGTATCATATAAAATACTTATCTTATTCGGTAGCGACCAGCGTGTCGTAATCCTTCATTACCGTAGCATATTCGATCGTGGTATGTATTCCGCCATACAAACCTACAAATATGGACTTACGGTCGGGGTATCGTTTCATTCGTTCTACCAAAATCTCTCGAATACGCCCCTTATTCTCTCGAAATGTGACATTCATAAACTCCGTGAAGTCGGCTACAAGTGCCGGTTCTATCGTGACATGTGTCGTAAGTTCCTTCATTAATGTCAAGCATGCGTATTTGTAGTTATAGTATTCAACCATCATGTGATAGGACACAAAATCGCTGTGCTCTTTACGAATTCCCGGTTCATGAAGAAGGGGCTCTTTATCAAGCAACGACTGAAATGTCATTAAAACTGACCGAATATTTTGACATCCGGACCATTGCTCGCCTCGCCATGTATTCACGATTGAAACACAGACCTTCTTGTTGGCATAAAAATTGGGGTGGAACCGTATATTTCCGGTATTTGTAATAAAACTGACAACAGGTGGTGAATGTGGATAATTCGTAGGGAATTTAAAGAGGTAGAAGTAGTAGCCTCCGAAGTAAAGGGTGTCGGCTGGACCCACGATACACGCATATCCGGTAAGAAGGTCGGTCTCACTATGGCGATAGATAATACCGCATTCACGTAAGGTAGGGTCGGTCATTACATCGCGAATATCACGAAGAAGGCGCGTGACTGTTTCTTTTGGAATCGCGACTTTGGCGGGGGTGGTGTCGGTTTCGTCGGTCATCACAGATGCGGTGGGTCTCGGTGCGGGCGTAATTTATAGTAATCACCGCGATTGTTTTTATGTATTTTTATGAATTTTCAATCGTCGTGCCACCCTTTTCAATCGCCACGCTCTTTGCTACTTTCCGTATCACCTTATCGATGTTCCCCTCCTTTTCACCATCCGTTACAATCTTTGACATCTTGATGTATTTATCATTCTCTCGGGTAGTGCTATTCAGACAGCGCGGGTTGGCCTTCGCCCATTCATTCACGAGGACCACATTCTTGTGCTCCACCGCAAGAACCGCGTTTGTCATTTTTGCGTGGTCAGGGCCATCGCGTTCCCACTGGTTGTTTTCCTTGACGTATAAGGTTTCGCGCTTGACGTCACTGCAATGGACCGGTCGCTTGTATAGGTCGGTTTTCTGGAGGTTATTGATAAATATATTCGACATGCCCTCGACATAGCCAAGCCTGTTCATATTCTCCATGTCGGTCATGTTCAACTGGATTGAATTCACAAAATCCTTCATGTTCATTGCGTCCTTACACTTTTCGTTCAAGAACATATTCATGTTGAAGGTATTGTTGTTGCTGTTGGTGGTGCTGTTAGTAGTAGTGGAATTATCATGTATTGTAGATGCGGTAATATTATTCGTTGTTAATGCTTGTGATGACTTACATATTTCATACATTTGGTTTTGTAATTGAGTGTTTGATTTGATTAGTTCAAGTATTAGTTTATTTTGTATATTATTATCACTCATCAACTGTGATGTCTCAGCCAAAGATATCTTAATATTTTGTTTCGGATATATATCATTATCGTCGTTATATTCTTCATTTGTTGATTTATCTTTGTGTTTCAAATCGAGTAATAAATGTAAAATGTTATTATATTCATCACGTGTTATTGGCTGGGATGTTTCATCCAGTGTATATTTTTCTGGTTCGGGGTCTGGGTCTGCCTCGGTGTTCGTTTCATAGTTGATTGTGCTTGATATCGATTTATCTTGTTGATGCTTTGTTGTATCTAAATGCTTGTTATATATACTTTGTTTAGAGCATTTGAAGTTACACTTTTCACAATAAAAACGATAATTTGTTCTTCGAGGGTGAGGTAGCGGTTCAACACTATTTAAGTTGGCTTGTAATAATACCACATACTCTTGTTCTTTCTTTTTCGCATCATACATGTCATTACAGGTAATAACGTCGATTATTTCCATTTTCCAGTTATCCCAGCCACCATTATTTCTTATCACTTGATACAACTTACAATTGCTTGTGTTAGTTGTATTGTTTGTGCAACAAACCTTATGAGCATATTTCCTCTGGACAAAATTAGTGGTATATCCTACATACACGTCACTAATCGTTTCATTTTTACATGATATTTTGTAAATAATAGTATTGGAATAATCAATATATGTTTTGGGCATAATCTTATAAGAATCTTATAGGAATCTTATCTATCCTAAATCTTATAAAATAATCTTATAAGAATCTTATAGGAATCTTATCTATCCTATACATAAATGTCCGATTTTAACCCCTCAAAATGGCGGCAGCCGCCGACCCCCCCAAAAAAGTTCAGTCACAGTTTTTTAGGGTCGAAAATACGTTTTGAGAGCATAATGGTCACAAACCCATTTTTTGGTGTTTTGCATTTCATGTTTAAAATTGACGGCGCGTAAAGGGCAAAATGGACATTTTTGGATGTCCAGAAAAATGTCCAAAAATAGGGGGTCTAAATCCTTCGTTTATTCTTGCCTTCGGCGGTTTTGAACGAAATATTTTCGGCGGTTTTGTCCTTGAAACATAATTTTCCAACTCCCAAGAATCCAAACTTTCCAATTTACTCGTTTTCAAACGGAATATTTTCGGCGGTTTTGTCCTTGAAACATAAAATTCTGATTCCCAAACGCATCGGATTTTTATAATATTGAAGCGAATATTTTTGGCGGAAAAGAAGGAATTCCGACCTTATGAATTTTCAATCGTCGCGCCTCCCTTTTCAATCGCCACACTCTTCGCTACTTTCCGTATCACCTTATCAATATTCCCCTCCTTCTCTCCATCCGTAACAATCTTGGCCATCTTAATGTATTTGTCATTCTCTCGGGTGCTGCTATTCAGACAGCGCGGGTTGGCCTTCGCCCATTCATTCACAAGGACCACATTCTTATGCTCCACCGCAAGAACCGCGTTCGTCATTTTTGCGTGGTCAGGGCCATCGCGTTCCCACTGGTTGTTTTCCTTGACGTATAAGGTCTCGCGCTTAACATCGCTACAATGGACAGGTCGCTTGTATAGGTCGGTTTTCTGGAGGTTGTCGATGAAGATATTCGACATGCCCTCGACATAGCCAAGACGGTTCATATTCTCCATGTCGGTCATGTTCAACTGGATTGAATCAATAAAGTCTTTCATGTTCATCGCATCCTTACACTTCTCGTTCAAGAACATGTTCATGTTGAAGGTATTGTTGTTGTTATTGGTGGTGCTGTTGGTGAATGTGGGATTATCGCCATTCAAAGCAACACCACCATATATAGATGAGGAATGCGGCTGTCCCTGATTATGATTTGTAAGTTGAGCCTGAGAATTATTCATTAGTTTCAACATTTGTAATTGAAATTGACTATTTGTTGCCATCATCTGAAACATCATCATTTTCATCTCACTATTTTCGGCAATAAGTTGTTTTAATTTTTTGTTCGTTTTTTCTTCGTTGTTTCTTGGTCTCTTACGTATAATAACATTATCTGTCTGTGATATTTTATCTTCACTGAACTCGGTAGTAATATCTGTATCATGTATAACAGTATCATCAATAGAACTATCATCAATAGAACTATCATCAATAGAACTATCATCAATAACAGTATCATCCATAAGAGTATTATCATCGTGACAATTGTTTTTATGACACATACGCTTATGACGAGATAATCCAGACAGATATTTATAAGATTTACAGCAATATTGACATATATGTGGGTGATTTACATCTAAGGATATGGTATTACCGGATATATCCGAGTAAGGATATAAATAATTACCCATTCGTTTGTGCTTGGTTGTATCCAAATGTTTATTATAAATACTTTGTTTAGAGCATTTAAAGTCACACTTTTCGCAAAAAAAATTATTAGGCATATGTGGATATTTTTGGGTAACTTACCTAAATCTATCCTATACATAAATGTCCGATTTTAACCCCTCAGAATGGCGGCGGCCGCCGACCCCCCAAAAAAGTTCAGTCACAGTTTTTTAGGGTCAAAAATACGTTTTGACAGCATAATGGTCACAACCCTATTTTTTGGTGTTTTGCATTTCATGTTTAAAATTGACGGCGCGCAAACGGCAAAATGGACATTTTTTGGACGGCTCAAAAATGTCCAAAATTAGGGGGTCTAAATTGGACATTTTTGGACATTTTTATTTGGATTTTTCTGTTTTCAAACGGAATATTTTCGGCGGTTTTGTCCTTGAAACATAAAATTCTGATTCCCAAACGCATCGGATTTTTCTAATTTTGAAGCGAATATTTTCGGCGGAAAAGAAGGAATTCCGACCTTATGAATGTTCAATCGTCGCGCCACCCTTTTCAATCGCTACACTCTTTGATACTTTTCGTATCACCTTATCGATGTTCCCCTCCTTCTCTCCATCCGTAACAATCTTGGCCATCTTGATGTATTTCTCATTCTCTCGGGTTGTGCTATTCAGACAGCGTGGGTTGGCCTTCGCCCATTCATTCACGAGGACCACATTCTTATGCTCCACCGCAAGAACCGCGTTCGTCATTTTTGCGTGGTCAGGGCCATCACGCTCCCACTGGTTGTTTTCCTTAACGTATAAGGTTTCGCGCTTGACGTCACTACAATGGACAGGTCTCTTGTATAGGTCGGTTTTCTGGAGGTTGTCGATGAAGATATTCGACATGCCCTCGACATAGCCAAGACGGTTCATATTCTCCATGTCGGTCATGTTCAATTGGATGGAATCAATAAAGTCTTTCATGTTCATCGCATCCTTACACTTTTCGTTCAAGAACATGTTCATGTTGAATGTATTGTTGTTGTTATTGGTGTTATTATTATTACTATTGGTGTTTATTGTGCTATTACTAATGCTTGATTTTTCTGCCAGTGATTTTATTATTTTCATCATCTCTCGATTATCTTTTAATAATTCCATAAACATTTCTTTGGATATCACAATATTCTCCGGTTCTTTTTCTTTTTGATTTACGGTTGTTTCACTTGATGATACATGTAATGAATCACACGTTCGTTTATGCTTTGCCAGACTCGAATGATGAATATATTTCTTACCACATTTACAAATATACGTATTGGATATTTCGGAGATTTTTTGAGCGTCATGTAGTCGAATATGCTTGTTCGTAACAATATGTCGATTAAACTCGGTTTGTTTAAAGCATGTAAAGTCACACTTTTCGCATGAAAATTTTGGCTTTAGTTTGGGTTTAATTTTTGATGTAGAAATATCTTCTGATATGACATTATTAGGTTTCTTTGTAGGAAGCGGTTCAACACTATTCAATGTCGCATTTAATAACACATAATGTTCTTGTTCTTTCTTTCTTGCTTCATAAAGGTTTTTACAGTTACCAAAATCGATTATTTCCATTCTCCAATTATCCCAGCCACCATTATTCCTGATTACCTGATATAGCTTACAATTATAGAGATGTGTGTTTTTACTATCACATGCTATCTTGTGAGCATTTTTTCTTTGAACAAAATTTGTAGTATGACCTACATATACATCACTTATATTTTCATCTTTACATGATATTTTATAAATGATTGTATTTGAATAGTCAATATCTTCCTTTGGCATAATCTTATTATATTAATAGTCTTATAATAACATACTTCATAAAATATTTTTAAATTGAACACATAACACATAACACATAACACATAACACATAACACATAAAAGTTTTTACCGTCTTACCGACCTTATGAATGTTCAATCGTCGCGCCACCCTTTTCAATCGCTACACTCTTTGATACTTTCCGTATCACCTTATTGATGTTCACATCCTTCTCTCCATCCGTTACAATTCTCGACATCTTTATGTACTTCTCATTCTCTCGGGTAGTGCTATTCAGACAGCGCGGGTTGGCTTTCCAATTTACTCATTTTCAAACGAAATATTTTTGGCTGAAAAGAGTAAATTCCGAAGGAATCCGGTTCCATGAACAAGGAAAATTCCAAAATACTCATACTATCGCAGCCTCCCATACCTGACACGCACACACCATCCACCCCATTTTGTGACGATAAACCAAGCAACAACCGCGGCAATCCCGTCGCAACATCCGCACCATCATGCTCTCATTTTTAAAACTCTTACGATATATCGTCACAAATCCGAAAATCAAAACCCGAAAATAAAATCCACCGTCTAAAATTATTTTTTTACAAAAGTCCAGCGCCTAGGAAAACCCAAAGAAAAGCATCCCCTTTTTTCGCCCATTTTTTAGAAACTAAAATTCAAAGGGCCATTTTTGGGGGATCAGATTTAGAGATAAAACCTTTGATATATATAGACCGGAGGTTTTACATTTTTCAATTCATATTTCGAAACAAAATTGAAGCTTGTGCCTGCCAAAATACTTTTTACAAGCAACTTTATACCCTGTGAATACCCTACGACGAACATGACAACGACAACGACAACCACCCCCACGGACCCGATGGCTGCTTCCTATCAGTCGCTTTGTGCGGGGATGACCTATGAACAATTTATGAAACATCACATATCCAAACCAGGCGAAGCATATACGCATACACGAATCGGCGACAAAACGCTGAATGTTCATGGCGGTGTTTATACGATTCCGCCCGCGATTCTCCCCGTATTCTGGAAGAAATATTACGCGCACGTCTTCGAAAATGGAAAGCAGGAATTCTTGACCGAAAAGCAGAATCCCGAACGAGGACTCATCGCCGTGGATTTCGATTTCAGGTATGAAACCAGTATTACCAAACGCCAACATTCAAAAGAGCACGTCTTGGACATGATTCAATCTTATATTCAAACGTTGGAAACCTTAGTGGAGATACCTGATGACGCCAAGATTCCAATCTACATCTTCGAAAAAAGCGACGTGAATGAACTGGATGATGTGACCAAGGACGGGATTCACATGATTATTGGCGCCAACGTTGAACGCCCGATTCAGCGGATGTTGCGTTCGCGCATGTTGAAAGAGCTTCCCGAAATTTGGACAGACTTACCCATTACAAATTCATGGAACGATGTTCTTGATGAAGGAATCTCGCGAGGCCACACCAACTGGCAGTTATATGGTTCGCGCAAACCTGGACATAAAGCCTATATGTTGAAGTATCATTTCGTGATGATGCGCGACCCAGATGATGACGACCATGATTGGATGTGTCGAGAAGAAGAGACGTGTAAGTTCAAAGTGAAAGAGAATTTCGCAAAACTGTCGGTTCAGACCGCCCCCGCTGGAACACCTGGCGCGATTGATACCGAACACGCCGCATTCGCTCTGCGACCCAACAACGCCGCACTCAAAGCCGAATATGATGCGATACACCGCGGCGCATCTGGTGGTCGAAATGGCGCAAATGGCGGGGCGGATGGTGGAAAACGAATCCGGCTTGTCGTCACGGGCGGCGGTGCGGGTGGCCTGTTGTCTGGCATGGGTGGCAGAGGAGGTGCCAACGGCGGCGGCGGCGGCAACGGAGGCGATGCTTTAATGGCACACAACGGCTCAATCATGATGGATAAAATCACCAATCATTCCGAACTCTCGATGGCGGTCGAAATCATGCTGAATATGCTTGAACCGAAAGAATACGAAATTCGCGAAACACATTATTATACGATGGCGCTTCCGTCGCAGTATTTCGACCCCTATGACCGATGGCTCCGCGTCGGCCTCGCACTTCACAACACGAGCGATAAGCTGTTTCTGACATGGATGCTTTTCAGCGCAAAATCCGCCAAGTTCGCATATACAGATATCATGAAACACTACGACACGTGGTGTGGTTTCCCATACAGTCCGGATGGTCTAACCCGTCGTTCTATCATGTATTGGGCGAAGAACGACTGTCTCGAAGAATACACGCGTATTCGAAATGAAACCATCGACAACTTTATCCATCAGACGATTTGTAACGAGACCACGAATGACGCATCGACGGATGTGGATCTTGCGACGGTGTTATACACGATTTTCAAAGACCGTTTCGTCTGTGTCAGCGTGAAAGACAACCAGTGGTATGAGTTCGAGAAGAATCGCTGGGTAGAATGCGACCAAGGCAACTCACTTCGTGCGCTCATTTCGAAAGATATGCACGATATTTATACGAAGAAACATCGTGAGATCATGGACATGACGTCTGGAATGGACCCTACTTGCGACCAATACACATCCGCACGCAAACGGTCGCGTCGTATCGTGGATATCTGCACGAAATTAAAGACCACGAGTTTCAAGAACAATATCATGCGTGAAGTTCGTGAGCAGTTTTATGACAAGGATTTCGAAGAGAAAATCGACACGCGTCCCGAGCTCCTGTGTTTCAAGAATGGAGTCATCGATTTCAAGACAAAGACGTTTCGTCGTGGTCAGCCCGATGACAATCTTTCGAAGACCACAAAAATCGACTACTTTCCGTTGGATACCGAACGTCATCGCACACAGATCGACGAAATCAACGAGTTTATGGCACAGTTATTCCCGGAAGAGGAGCTTCGGACGTATATGTGGGAGCATCTCGCATCAACGCTGATCGGGACGAACCGCGAACAAACCTTCAATATTTATATCGGCGGAGGTAGTAACGGAAAATCGAAACTCATCGAGCTGATGTCGGCATGTTTGGGAGAGTATAAAGCCGTTCTTCCGATTACGGCCGTCACTCAAAAACGCGCGATGATTGGCGGTGCTTCGCCGGAACTCGCCGTTCTCAAAGGTGTGCGTTATGCGGTTATGCAAGAACCGACGAAAGGCGACCGTATCAACGAAGGTATTCTCAAAGAAATCACCGGTGGCGATGATATGACTGCCCGCGCCCTCTTCAAAAACACGATTACGTTTGTCCCGCAGTTCAAGCTGGTTGTATGCACGAATGTCCTCTTCGATATCAAGAGCAACGACGATGGAACATGGCGTCGTATTCGCTTGTGTCCGTATAAGTCGAAATTCTGCGAAGACCCGAAAAAAGATGATCCCGAAGAGCCATATCAGTTCCTTATTGACAAGAATCTCGATGTCAAAATCAAAACGTGGGTAAATGTATTCATGGCGATGCTCGTCAAGAAGGCATTTGAAACAGACGGAAAGGTCAGGACATGTGCTGCGGTGACTGCGAGTAGCAACAAGTATCGCAATACACAGGATTATCTCTCGGAGTTTATGCGTGATAAGATTCGCGCGGCGGATGAAGATACGTATATCAAGAAGACCGAGGTATATGAAGAGTTCAAGAAATGGTATATCGTTCAACATGG